TCTCCTGCCGCCCAAGCCGGGTTCCGGGTGGGCCAAGGATCCAGGTGCCATGCTCCGCGCTCGGTGTATCTCCAAGGCGATCCGCATGCTCGCTCCTGAAGTGGTGGCCGGCATCTACACACCGGAAGAGACCGAGGACTTCCAGACCTCGCCCGCTGAGGTGGCTGTCGCTCCTGCCAAAGCCTTCGACCTCGTGGCTAAGCTCGAAGAACTCTTTGAGTCACGCGAGGAAGATGTGAACGCGCTGCTGCTCAAGGCCGGTCGAATCAAAGAAGGTCAGACCTTCCGCGATCTGGATGACACCTTCGCCAGCAAGTACATCAGCAAGCCTGACCTCATCCTGAGCAAGCTGCCCGTCATCGTGACTCCCGAGATCGTGAACGCGGAGGTGCAGCCGTGAGCGACAACATACCGACAGGAGAAATCCAAATGTTCCCAATGAACCATCCTATATCCAACCCAAACACCCAGATCATGCGCGTCGATCTAGATGGTGGATTCACGGTCAACGAATCAATACCGGCCACAGACGCGGCGAAAATGGTTCTTGGACTGATGAAGCAGGAATGGCTGGCCGACGCACAGTGCTCCAAGATCCGCGAGCTACAAGAGCGCATCCAACGACTTGAGGATGCGTTGAACGGAACCGTTAAATGGATAGTGCAGCTAGCTGACAGCGGAGACGCTGGATTCTGGGATGCTGAAACTATGCCTGAAGTAATCGCAGCAAGAGCAGCACTCAAATCTACGGAGGTGCAGCCGTGAGCGGAGAAATCATCTGCAACATGCCGGCGGCGATCTACCACTCGACACGCGCCCTATCGAAGTCCGGACTCGATCAGTTCCGGAAGTCCCCCGCTCACTTCCGAGCTTGGCAGGATGGAACGACCAAGAACGAGTCGTCCCCCGCGCTGGAGTTTGGGACCGCGGTTCACATGGCGATCCTTGAGCCTGAGCTGTTCGCCAAGTCCTACACGTTGTTCACAGGCGATCGGCGCAACAAGGATGGCAAGATGGCCTACGAGGCGGTTATCGCCTCGGGCATGACCCCGCTCAACCAAGAGCAGTGGGACAACATCACCGGAGCCGCCGCCGCGGTTCACGCTCACCCTGCCGCCGCTCTGCTTGTTGAAAAAATCCAGACCGAGGTCTCGTGCTTCGACTCGTGGAATGGCGTGAAGGTCAAGGCTCGCATCGACGGTCTCGCCAAGGACTACATCATCGACGTAAAGACCACCCAGGACGCATCGCCAGTGGCCTTCGGGAAGTCATGCGCCCAGTTCCGATATCACGTGCAGGCCGCGTGGTACCAGCGCATCACCGGGGTGAACCGCTTCATATTCATCGCAGTCGAGAAGGAAGCACCCTATGGCGTGGCCTGCTACGAACTCGATGAGCAGGCCATCAGCCTCGGTCACATCATCATCGAGGAGCAGCTCAGGACCTACGTCGAGTGCGAGCAACTCAACTCGTGGCCCTGCTACTCGTCCCATATCCAATCACTCTCGCTGCCCGCGTGGGCGGCTCGTCAGTCCGAATAACAACAACAGCAACAACACACATCCTAACACATGAAATTCAAAGTCGATCGTTCCCAAGCCGAAGTTAAGCCGTTCGCCGGCCCAGGCGAATACACCATCGTCATCCAGTCCGCCAAGGACGAGGGTCTCGACAAGAGCGGTAACAGCGTCGCCACCCTGCGCTACAAGGGGCCGTCTGGTGAGGTCATCAGCGACCGCTTCATCCTCAAGGACACCATGATGTGGCGTCTCCAGGCGTTGATCAGCGCGACTGAAGCCAACATCGATGACGGTGCCGAGTTCGATTTTAGCGTCGGAGGAGCATTCACACGGTTCCTCCAAGGCTTCGTTGGACTGTCGATGATCGTCGTCCTCGAAGAGGAGAAGTACACCGACAAGAACGGTGCGGAGCAGACCACACTGCGTGTTCGTCGCATGAAGAAGGTGCCGAGCGATAACGACACCATCTAACCACCAAACAAAAGCCCCCCGGAGTTTGCAGCCTCCGGGGGGTGACATGAGTCCAAAACAACAAAGCGCAACGACACGCTATGCAGACCCAAGATCATCCCGAAACGATTTCGACGCAAGCATTTCTGCTTCGTCCCTACCAACAACGAGCGGTCGAATGGGCCAAGTCTGGCGCTGATGGACTCATCATCGCACCCGCGGGAAGCGGCAAGACCCTCATCGCTTCCTCGATCATCAAGCACTACGCACAGGATCCTCTCTGGACCTTCGGATGGCTGGCTCCGACCCGTGAGACCTGCCAGCAGGCATACGCTTCTCTCGCCGCCGTGGGTGTGGATGTTGATCGCGTCGATGTGCGTTGCCCCCACGAATCAGTCGATTTCAGCGCCAAGAAGCTGATCATCGTGGATGAGGCAAAACATGGTCCAGCAAGAATTTGGCAGAAAATTATAGACGAGTGCAAAGGACTGCGCTACGGTTTCGACGCAACCCCTTGGTGCGATGATCGCGAGCGAAACGAAGAACTCCGAAAGCTGTTCCGCGGCAATCAGTTCGAGATCAAGCGCGAGGAACTCGAAGGAGTTTTGGCCCACGCAATCGTTCACATGTCCAGCGCATCCGACATCCTCCTGAGCGACCGCATCAATGATCGCATCGAGAAGCTATTCAACGAGCGCAAGCGGTACATGAGGATCCGCCACGAAGAACTCCGTGCGATGTGCGCTTGGGAAGCGATCACCGAGATCGGTATCTGCGAGAACATGGCTCGCAACGCGATGGCGATCATGTTCGCCAACTGCTCGCTCGGTCCCACTCTGGTGCTCGTTCCCAGGGTGACACTCGGCGAGGAATACGCTCGTGCGATAGAGGGGTCCGTGCTCGTCCATTCCAAGATGAAGAAGTCGCTTCGCAAGCAGGCCATGGATGACTTCAAGGCTGGAAGGATCACGAAGATGATCGCCACCTCTCTGGCCGATGAGGGACTGGATCTCCCGAACGTCGAGAACCTGATCATGGTGTCCGGTGGTCGGAGCGCCCAGAAGACCATCCAGCGGGCAAGCCGTGCGCTGCGTATCGCTCCAGGAAAGTATCACGCCATGATATACGACTTCATGGACAACTTCCATCCCATGGCGATCGCGCACTCGAAGAAGCGCATCAAGTGCTACAAAGAACTCGGGTGCCACTTCGCATGAGCACCGCACTGACCATCATCTCCATGGCGGCGCTGATGCCCCTCTGCGTGATCGCAGGCATCTACGTAGGCCACACTCTCACCATCAAGTCCCAGAACACAAAAACCAATGAGCAATCGAATCGTAATCGCATGTGACCCCGGCGTGAACGGCGGGTTCGCTGTCCAGACATCGGACGGCATCCTCCTGTTCCCAATGCCCGAGTCACTCCCCGACATGGCGCAACTCCTCACCGGCTTCAAGTTGGCAGATAGCCACCTGTGGATCGAGAAGGTGCCCAAGTTCGTGTCCAAGCTGACCCCGGCATCCGCGGTCGCCACGCTCCACGAGAACTACGGCATCATCCAAGGATTGGCCTACGCCACCGGATACGCGCTGCACCGCGTGGAACCCAAGGTGTGGCAGGAACCCCTCGGCCTCGGAGGTCGAAAGGCCTGCGCCACCGGCCCTGAATGGAAGCGCAAGCTCAAGAGCAAGGCCCAGGAGCTGTACCCGCACCTCGATGTGACGCTCGGCAACGCGGACGCGTTGCTGATCCTCCACTACGCCCAGGGAGGTGGCCGATGAGCGAGCTGGCCAAGAAGATCGATCAGCAGGGTACCGGCGTGTACCAGCTTACCCGCAAGGAAGCGGGCGAGGCGTATCGCGCTGCGAAAAAGGTCAAAGCCTATCAGATCACGTACTGGAACCGGAAGAAGAAGGAGGCAAAATGAGCAATCAACCAATCAACGACGGAGGACCGGCGTTTCCGACCATGGACCCCAACGAACACTATCGACTCATGGGCATGACCCTGCGCGACTACTTCGCAGCGGCGGCGTTGTCTTCACGCGGTATGTATGGGGCCAATATCAGGGAAAATGCGGTTGCAAAGGAATGCTACATCATCGCCGACGCGATGCTCAAAGCAAGGGAGGGCAAATGAGCGATCATATTCCTGACGTCACGAAAATGATCGGTGAGACACCGAGGACGGATGCCGAATTGGTTGAGATGACAACTGGACATGGCCCTGTTGTCACCAAAACAACATGGGTGCATTCCAGTCTTTGCTTTCAACTCGAACGCGAACTCAACGCGGCCAATGAGCGCATCCAATTGCTCATCGCAGAGCGCGACACGGCGCGACGACAGGCTGATCAGAATTACAAGCTCCGCGAGGAGTTCCGCGAACTGCTAGGAACCGATGATGTCGAGCAAGGAGTGGCTGTGGTGCGTGAGATGAAAGAGCGCATCAAGCGGCTGGAGGAGGCTCTTAAGTCCATTCGAGAATACTGGAACCTAGAGGACAACGAGCGAGCAATGTCGGACGCTTGCTGGTACGCAATCGACAAAGCGTCAGAAGCACTTGAATCCAAGGAGGCCAAGCCGTGAGTGACGAAGAATGGAAGAAGCGAGTAGAGCGAGCCGTGGAAGTTTCAACCTATTGGTTTGAGAAATTCCACGCGGCCAACGACCGCATCGCCCAACTAGAGCAGGAGAACGACGCTCTCCGCGCCGATCTGCTGCTGTGGAATGAGAAGGAGGTGAAGCCGTGAGAGACAATGATTTCCCGTGGCCAATCCTGATAGGTTCTCTATCTCTTGGGTTTGTTATCGGAATGTTGATCGGAGCGATGTCAACCAGCAGCTCATGGAAAACATCAGCGGTGAAGATGGGCCATGCTCAATGGGTTGCGAACGAACGTGGAGAATCAGAGTTCAAATGGAAGGAGTGCAAATGAACCATCTTGTTAACGCCAACAAAATGGTCAGCGATACACCTAGAATTGATTCCATCAAAGATGATGGAAGTTGGGACTATCAGGATATGGTTTATCGTGAAGGTCAAAAACTAGAACGTGAACTAATCGAATCCAAAAAGCAAATTAAACAACTTAAATATGAAGTGGCTGTGCTTCGTTGGTATGCAAACGAAGAAGCCATAAAAAAGGCCGATGAATCGTTAAACAAGGAGGCCAAGCCATGAACGTCCCCATCGGCCCTGCCGCATTCGTGTTCAAGCACCGGAAGACCGGACAAGTCATCGTAGCACCCAGCGAGCGGTGGCATGAGCTGTATGACAAGAAGGAGGACTGGGAACACACGGCCAGCATCAACGCCTGTCTTGCAATCCAATACCTCATCAACGTCAAAACAAAGGAGCGCAACCGATATTTGAGATCACTCACAGAGAAGGTATGACCATCCTGCTCCACGAACTCCCGCATCATCACCACCTCCGTAACTCCGCACTCCGAACCATCGACGTTCGCATCCGGTGCCGACACACCAAGAGCACCCGCGATCCTCGAACGTGGAAGATCAAGAACAACAGCTACAACGAACTCAACGATTCCTGGAAGACGAACTTCGATTTCATCGTCACCGTCGACAGCGACCAATAAGAAAATGAACCAGCTCGCAAGATTTGGGTTGACCAAGGAGTCGATGCAGCGGATGCTCGGCACCGTCACCGTAACCGCCACGGAAAAGAAACGGGAGATTCCTCCCGGTCCCAACCGTAAGTGGTACAGCGTTCCAAACGATATCAAGACCGCGATCCTCGAAGCCCACCCAACCTACACTTACCGTGAGTTGGCCAAGAAGTATGGCGTGTCCCTAACCAGCGTATGGAAAATCAAGAACCAAAACCAAAACAACAAGAAGTAGAGGAACTACAACGATGGAAGCAGTTATGTCACGAATTGGCCGCATGCTTGGGCTGCGGCTGCACAACTCAGACCGGCCTGTGCATGCAGTGCC